CCATTTTCTAGGGCCATGAAAATTTTCCAACGGCGTACCCTTTTGACCCCATGGAAAACAAAACATAACAAAAGCCAAAGGATCATCTTTTAATCCCTTGCTCCATAACATTGACATTAATCTTTGTTCTTCTTCTGGCTTATATATTATTGATTGCATATTATATTAATTAAAAAATAAAAAAATAAAAATTGTTCACGGGGGATACGTCACCGCAAGCGCCAACAGCTTTGACCTTGCCCCCCCCCTACTTTTTGCCTAGTCTGGCTTGGAGCTTGGCTAGTCGTGCTGCTCTGGCATCGAGTGCGGGTGCCTTAGTAGTATGCACTGGCTGCACGTCTTGCACCTTGTGCACCTCAATTGCATCTATCGTGTGCACATGGTCATGCTTATGCACTGGCTCGGGTTCTATTGTGTGTGCGTTCTCCTGCGTTTCCTGCGTTTGTGGTAAACGCAACTCATGCGTTACTTGCGTTACTTGCGTTTTTGGTAAACGCACCTCGTGCACGTCCTGCACGTCTTGCACATCTCTTGCATCTATTAGTGCAACTCTTTGCTCTGCTGCGGCTAGAGCACCACTAATAGATATGCGTGTTTCAGTGACTTCTACAGCCATGCGATCTCCGTAAACCTTGGGCGCGAGTTTAGAAGCCCTCCAGCGCATTGAATCGAGAACTACACGCGCAGCATGGCTGTCCATCGTTCCAGCGCTCACAGCCTCTTCTACGGCCTCCATGCGGTCAAATAGAGTGTCTGCCTGAGTAGTTCTGGCTCGCGTGTACCTGCTTGCAAAGTTAACGTCGGCGGCGACCCATCGCAGCACCGTTGCAAAGTGGGGCATACCCTCATCTGCACACACTTGACGCAACGACCTACCAATTTCAAGTTCGGACAATAATCTGCTTTGTATCGCTGCAACATCTTCTAATGCATAAGCCATAAACTTTACTCCCCCTAAACTTTATTGCATTGTTTGCATTCTAGCCTAACACTATCAATCCATCAATCCCGATAGCTTTTTTCTTTAACCAAAGCCAAACTATCAATCAATCCATCTATCTATCCATCAACCAAAGCCAAGGCCATAAATCCGCGTTACGAACCGCGCATTGCTTGCGTTTTTGCGTTCCCTCTAAAGAGGGAAACGCACGCAACGCAGAACGCAACGCCATTTGCCACCCCTTTGCGTTTACGCAAACGCAACGCAACGCAAAAAACGCAACACCCTTTTATCAACATGGTTATTACATTCTAAGGGTTAACACCTAGAATTAAATGCGATAAAGTCTATTGCACGTGCGACAAACTCTGTTACAATACACTCATGCGCTAAAGTTTAAGGCGCTAAAAAGTAGCACTAAAGTCTAGTGCACTAATCAACTAAAGGTAACATCATGAATATTAAAATTACGCAAGTTTCCCAATTCCGCGACGAATTTCACCATGCTGGTCGAGGCAATCAGTTTTCGTATGACGGCTTGGCTATATTGTTTAACTGGTTAGAAGAAAATTACAAAGATTATGACTTGGACGTTGTTGAGTTGTGCTGCGAGTACGCGGAATCGACCATTGCGGAACTGGTCGAAGCATATTCTATTGATGGCGATGTAATGGAATACGTCAATGAAAATACCCTTGTGCTAGGCGTAACCAGCACTGACGCTATTGTTTATGCTCAGTTTTAATTAGCAGGATAACCCAACCGATAGCTATCAACTAAAGGATAAAACATTATGAATATTGAATACAAGCAAAATATGGATTACACGGGACAAGATGTGTTTGTTAACGGTCAAAAAGTGGGTGAATTATTGTATGGGAACTTAACTCAAGCCCCGCAAGATCGTACGTTAGTTACGATGCTAAGCGCCGAAAAAGGCACGACAAGGTATCACAAGGATATGCAATCGGCCAAAGAATGGATTAAAAATAGTTTGGAAAATGCAAAATTTATGAAAACAATTTAAAGGAAAATAATGATATCTAAAATTGCCCTGAATGCCTGCTATACATTAGCAATGGTTATTTTATTTCTTGACGTTACTGTGTGGAGGGTTATTGTATGATTGACATGGATAATTATGATTGTGACGATGACATTGACCCAGACAACCCAGACCAAAATAATATCTGCCCAGCTTGTGATGGCTCTGGTGAAGGCCAGCACGAAGGCACTACGTGTCCAAAATGCAAGGGTAAAGGCGTATGCTAATACTATTAATTGCAGCAATTTTTAGCTTATTATTTATTTAACCAAAAAAAAGCCCCATTACGGGGCTTTGTTTATTTGAGCATGGCTAATATTTTATCTCTGGCATCCTCGAAGCCATATCCGACAATCACTGTATGCCCTGCATTTGTTAAGTACGCAATCCAGTCCTTTTGCTCGGGACTTAAACGACTGCCCTTGCTGCGCTTCATCTCAATCCATGTACCCCATGCTGGGATGCTTAAATCAGGCACTCCTGCCATTACACCCTCTGCTTTAAGGGCTGCACCAGTGCCAGTAGTCCGCCCTCCACCATTAGGTATTGCAAAAATCCTAACGTTCGGATAGCTACGCCGAAACCATGATACAAGCCTGACTTGTTCGAGGTGTTCTGATGGTATGGTATCGCTCAAAATGGCAACTCCTCAGCCCACAGGTCACACGCGCCTATTGTGCGAGTAAACAACTCTGGCGGCTCGATGTCAAACTCAAGGCATATCCCTGCTGCTCGGTTGTAATGGTCACAAGTGTGGCAACACTTTGGCGGTTCCTGCCTGATGGCCGCGCGGTAAAGAGTAACGATTTCTGGTTCTGGGTATTTGGTCATTTTAAAAACTCCTATTAATAATTGAAAAGAATTTACCTTCGCGCTTGTATTCGATTGCGCTTGGTGGCTTGGCTTGGCTCATGCTATCGGCTTGGCTTTGTATGTCACTACAGCCATAATCAAGTGATGCGCCTGATTGCTTGGCTAATGTTGCCAGTAGTCTGCGGCTCTTTTCGCCTGCATACCCGTCATGGGTCACGGCCAGATACTCAGTCACTGGCGTATCACTTAGGCCGCCATAGTAAGTGCAAGATAGCATCTCGCGGCCTGATGCTTTGCTGATGTGTTTGCGCCATGTCCAAGATGTAACCTCTAAGTCAATGCCCTCAATGCCCATAATGTCCAAATTGTGTAACCTTAAAGCGGATTTTTCGACTTCGGGAAATGCAGCACCGCAGGCAGGGCAAACCTTGCAGCTAATGTGTACAATTTCTTGACAATTATCGCAAACCTTGACGGGTGCCTCTCCAATCTTATCGCCCTTCTTTGGTGGTGGTTTAACTGCTGTAATTGGTCCATGCTGGTCGACCACGCCTGCAAAATCTAGGACAAGGCAGTCCGTCTTACCGTCTGCAATGCGTAAACCCCGCCCTGCCATTTGCACGTACAAGCCTGGCGACATAGTAGGCCTCAACATGGCTATTAAATCAATGCTGGGGTGGTCAAAACCAGTCGTAAGTACATTAGCATTAGTTAATGCTTGTATGCGCCCTGCTTTAAATTCTGCCAGCATTTTTGCACGTTCGGCGGTAGGGGTGTCGCCAGTTACACAATCTGCGGTAATGCCTTGGTCTAACAAGCATTGCTTTATATGCTGCGCATGGTCTACGCCGGCACAAAAAAACAACCATGCCTTACGCTCATGGCCGATGCGTATCACTTCAGCAACCACGGCTTGATTTTTATCGCTAGTGTCCACCGCTGCCTGTAGTTCGGATTCGATGTACTCCCCTCCCCGTTTGTGTACGCCTTCGGTGGATAGCTTGGTACTGGTTAACTTGCTTCGCAATTTGGACAAATAGCCCTTGTAAATCAGCTCCTCAATACTTACTGGTTCAATCAACGCATCAAATAACGCGGGTTTGTCCGTAATGTAACCGTGGCCTAAACGGTAAGGACTGGCGGAAAAACCAATAATTCTAAGTTTTGGATTTATTGTTAAAAGTTCAGATATTAAACTTCTGTATCCTCCTTCTTCTTTATGAGAAATCATGTGCGCTTCATCAACTAAAATTAAATCAATATGTCCAATCAATGATGATTTTTTTGCTATTGATTGAATACCTGCAAAAGTTATTGGTTCTGCAAGTTCTTTTTTTCCCAATCCAGCACTGTAAATTCCAAGCGGAACATTAGGCCATAATTGGCGCAATTTATCGGCGTTTTGTTCTAACAATTCTTTTTGATGGCACAACATTAGAATTCTAGTTTCAGGCCAGTTTTGTAAAGATTCTTTGCAAATTTGAGCAATAATTATTGATTTGCCAGAACCTGTTGGCAAATTTAAGCATACATGACCATCATTATTTGATAGCCAATCGTAAAGCATTGCTATTGATCTTGTTTGATATTCACGAAGTTGCATTTTGTGCCCTTAAATAATTAATTGCTGAATTTAATTTTTCCTCGTTTTCTCCAAACAATCCTATTGCTTGATTGCATTTGTTACAAAGCAATCCCCTAACTTTTTTAGTGGAGTGGCAATGGTCAATAGCACGCTGTTGGTAATCTCTTAGCATACGTTGCCCCATTGGTTTGCCATAGCATCAGCAATGCCTTGGTAAGTTGTGCTCCGAAGTTTCCAACGATCAGGCGATGGCGACATTTTGTGAACCCTCGCTTCACGACCATTGACAATGTTTGTTGGTACTAACAACGGCAAACCTTTAAGCCAAAGACAGGTTGCCTTAGTTTCACCGTGACCAAATTGCCAGGGTTGAATAATTTGATCAGGCTTACGAATGCGGCTGCTAATAATGCTAATCGGATTTTCCAGAGCAATCTTTGGTATCGGCGCATCAAACAATCGGCGCACAAACTCCAACGCTTTTTGCTGCACCCCGCTTTTTTGCTTTGCTGCAAAGTGTCTAGCGCCTGATACAGACAAATGCGTACATGGAGGGTGAGCGATCATTAAATCCCATCCGTCATTAATGATGTCAAATACATCACCTTCGTAATGATTACCAGGTGTATCAGTTGGTAGCAGGTCACAAGACATTGCATCATGCCCAAGTGCTGCAAAAGCATTGCGTACTCTGCCGCTATATTCACAGGCAACAAGTACTTTAAGCATGATATTTAACCAAGCGATTAGCGCGGCGCAATGCCTCTACTATGGTGCAGCCGTGCATCCTGTACATTTTATAAAAACGATAAAACAAAGTCATTTTGTCAACTCCAGTAATTGCTTGCTTGTATATACGCCTTCACCTTCACCGTTGGCATATTCGGTGCCATTGATAAGGTACACGGCAACCATATCGCTAGGGCTTTCCAGCCGCTTCCACGGCACCAGATCGGGATGCAATACGTGAGCATCGCAGCCGTTAATTTGCGCGTCAGTCGGGACAATTGCATCCCATTTTGCACAGTGCATAGTGCTATCAGACAATGGCGTAATGTGTGCGCAAGTGCGGCAATTGACTTGCTTAGTGGTCTTGCTGCCGTGGCAAAAATCATGACCTGCACACATCTTGCACTGATACCATGTGGGGTCAGTGCTGCAAGGCGCGGGTATGTAATCGGACATTGTTACTCGGTGGCCGCGTGCTATGGCCTTGGTTGCGTGGTCTGCATCGTAGTGCACGCGCTCGGTGTATATGCGGTCATCGTCTTTGCACACTGCCACATACAAAGCGCGGTCTAGCTTTAAACCATGCATATAGACTTGCATCTGGGTATAGTGCATTGGCTTGGATTTTTGCACAGCGTTTTTGTCCAAATCATCAAATGATTTTTTGCTGTGCGTTTTAAACTCGACAACGTGTTCAGTTTTTGGCGCTTCAGGTATGCCCTTGGCTATGCCGTCAATTGACCCAGATACAAACGACCCAAAGTCAACTCTAAACTGTTCGCTGTGTACGTTAATTCCAATTGCTTTTAAGTCACTGATGATGGTTGCTTCTTCGTTTTGACCGCGACGAAACAAGCGTTTAATGCGGCCTGTGTGTTGCTCTAACACTGCCCAGCGGAACGATAGCCATAACCAGCGCTCACAGTGATGGCCTAGCGTACTGGCTCCAAGGTGTGCGCGTGGCGCGTCAATTTGTTTAGCATGGTGGCTGTCAATTAAGTTTGTAATTGAGTTTGTAGATTCAGGTATAATCACAATGTTTCCTTTAGTTGATGTAATTACCCTGCTTTTAACGGCAGGGTTTTTTTTGCTTACTTTTTAGCCCAAGGTGGTGAGCCTTTAGCAGGTGCAGGTGCAGGTGCTGATGCTTGCATTGCAGTGCCAGTAGACTTAAAACCTTTAATGTCATTGCCAGCGCCGTATTTTTCATCCTGCTTCACAATCAATTTGATTGCTAAGTTACCGCCAATTAGCTGGTCTGTATCAGTTACCTTAACAAGACCGATAGCCCGCATTACTTCGCCCAATTGCTGCCGTCCAATTTCTTCGGCTTTAGGATTAGCATTTTTAATGTTTAGGTTGCCCCAAACTTTGCGGCCTTGGTGTGATGGGCCAGTAACAACATACTCCATTTTGATGTATTGACCGCCTGCTGTTTTGGTGTCTTTAATTTCAGCGTTTGCGATGCTGACGTTGTACCAACCTTCAGGCAAAGGGTCAAAAGATGTAACTGCGGGAACGGGTAAAT